AGTGGGCGAACAAGGGCGGCGACTGGACGGACCGCGACGGCAAGGCGCAGGGCAACGCGCCGTATGCGTCGATGTCGATCGCAAAGGGCCGCACGGACGCGGTCCAACTCGACGCGACGGCGCTGGTCAACTCGTTCGCGGCGGGCGAGCCGGTGCAGGTATGCGTCCGGGCGAGCGCGATCATGTCGTTCCGCTCGCGGACCTACGG